ATCTGATAAACACGCCTCGTACATACGCAGTAAATTTAGAAAAGTTTATATCTGCCTAGACCCCGATGCCAATGCTAAGACTTTTGACATACAAAAGAAGTTAGGCTATAGTGTAGATAGTAAGATAGTTCTCATACCCAAGGATTTAAAATATATGAAACAAGAAGAGATTAAGGAGTTATTACATGGCGATTAGTAGAGAGTTAGAAGAACAATTAAAGAAGACTAAAGAAAAAAGCAGGGATAGATTAAAAAGAATTAAAGATTTAGAAGAAGACCTAAAAGAAGTGAGGCTTCATAATAAATTTTTAACAGGTAGAGTAGAGCAGTGGGCTGAGAGAAATTTTCTTTTAAGACAAGAGAAAATTAATATGACAGTAGACGAAGTCCTTGAGCAATCTAAAACTAAAGAAGAGTTTCGACAGCTTCAAAAAACACAGGAGTTAGCTGAGGTTGTAGATAAGGCAAAAGAGGATGCCTCTAAGTTAAACACCTCTGGATTATTTAAAAAAGGAAAGGAAGAGTAAATGTTTTTTGACAAAGTACACTTTGAAGGAATAATAAAAATATCGGAGATAGATATAGATGCAAAGCTTACATCCCAAGTCTATAGAGGTTGGGACAATAAAGATAATATACCATACGAGAGTTGGCATTATCACCTAACTATGTCCAATCACAGGCTTGAAGTAGATAGAGATAAAGGTATTGATACAGGTTATACTGTCACTGATAAATATAAGCAAAGACCTGAGTACCATGTTCCCTACATATCAAAAACAGGGTTTAAGTCAGACTTTTTTATGTATGAAAAGAAACCTTATGATTTAAAAATGGATGATGTTAAACATGTAATAGAGGGTAGAGTTAAAGTATTACTAGGTAAGAACTTAGAATTTATGAAAACTAAACCTGTAGAGGTAGTAAGTAAAATACCTGAGGAAGCGTGGGAGGAGAAAGATGAACAAGAGTAAAAAAGAAAAGTGGTCAGATAAACATTTGATTATAGATATAGAAGGTTTCAGTAAGAAACAAAAGCAAGAACTCAAAGATAAAATTATGAAGAGGGTAGCAGAAAAGACAGAAAGGATATTACATAATGGCAAATCCATTTCCAAAATATAAAATCATGGCAACAGTGGAGAGAACTTTTACATTTGAAGTTCCAGGAAATGTCAAAGATTTACATGAACATTCTGATAAGAAAGCTAGAGAACTTATTGCAAAAGAGTTAGTGGATATGCAACAGTTTAATTTAGATGTTCAACAATTTATAAGTAATTGTAATGTTAGAGTGGAGGATGATTACACAGATGAATGATACAGAAGAATTAAAAGATGCTTTATCTATATTAAGATTAGCACCTAGGTTAGAACAAGTATCAAAGAGGTTTGAGAGGGCGGCGGATGAAAAATTTGATGGCATTAAAAATTATAAAGCTTTGCTTAAGAAAAGAGTTTTATCAAAAATACAAAAACAAAATACAAAAAAGTAGTTTATCTAATTTATTAGATGTCTATGCAGTTATAGAAAAAACTTACAAAGATTTACCTGACTGTAAAGAAATACTACATGATGATTTATATATTAATTATTTAAATTATAATCCTACCAATACACAAGCTAATAAAGATAAAGCGATGCAGGTTGTGACTGACTTAGATAAAGTTCACATCAATGAAGATAATGTTGTACTGACTATACAACAGATGCATCAATCACAAATTGTACATGAAGCATCACAAAAACTTTTAAACATTTATAAAGAAGGTGGCGGAGATATAAAAAATGTTGTTAGACTTTTACAACAAGAAGAATCTATCGAGGATAGTATTGAAGAAGTTACAAAAGATTTGTATGAACTGCTTAAAGAAATGGACTACAGTAATTTGTTTAAGTTTTCTGCACCCTCATTATTAAATGAACAAGTAAAGGGTGTGGGCAAGGGGCACTTCACTATTATATTTGCAAGACCGGAATCTGGTAAGACTGCCTTTTGGATTAACATGGTAGGGGGTGCAAATGGTTTTGCATATCAAGAAAAAGTCAATAATATAGCCATTTTTTGTAATGAAGAGAAGCCTTCTAGGATTGTTTTAAGATTGATACAAGCATGTTCTGATATGACTAAGAGCCATATAGATGCAGAGCCTGAGTTAGCAAATGAAGAATGGAAAAAGATAAAGGATAAAATTCATGTCTACGATTGTAAAGATTTTACTATAGAATCAATAGACAATTATTGTGAAGAGTATAAACCTGACGTAGTTATAGTGGACCAATTAGATAAGATAGAACTATCAGGAACTTTTAATAGTGGTCATGAAAAGTTGAGGGAGATATATAAACTAACTAGAGATGTTTCTAGTAGAAGGGATGTGTGTATGTTTGGAATATGCCAAGCGAGTAGTGATGCTCATGACAAAAATCACATAAGCTTTAATACTATGGAAGGTAGTAAGACAGGTAAAGCAGCCGAAGCTGATTTAATTATTGGTATCGGTAAGAAAGATGATTGGGAAGGTGAAGAAGATTACACTAGAACTTTGTGTATCAGTAAAAATAAATTAACAGGTTGGCATGGTATCATACCCTGTAAGATAGACCCTAGTAAATCGAGGTATATAGATTAATGATTAGTGTATTAGATATAGAGACAACTTTCACCCAAGACGGAGACAATACTCCGTATAACCCAATAAATAAATTAGTAAGTGTAGGAGTAAATAATGAATATATATTTTTTAATCACGATGAGTTCACTGGCGATATTCGTACTAGCCATAACGAACTCCAGTCAATTCTAGACAAGACAACATTAATGGTGGGACACAATCTTAAGTTTGATTTGTCTTGGCTATTGGAATGTGGATTTAAATACGATGGTAAAGTATGGGACACAATGGTTGCAGAGTCTGTATTGTTTAGAGGACAGAGAAGACCCTTAAGTTTAAAAGAATGTTGCAAGAGAAGAAAGATAGGAATTAAATACGCCACATTAGAAAATGCTATAGACTCTGGTATTGGTATGGATAAGATACCCATTTCTGATTTAGAAACATATGGTAGAAATGATGTTGCTATAACAAAAGATTTATATCTACAACAAGACCTTGATTATAAACGAGAAGAAAACAAAGGATTGATATCTACATTAGAAATGATGTGTGAGTTTTTAATTACACTAGTGGAGATAGAACGTAATGGTATTTATGTAAATCCTAGTACACTAGATGAACTTAAGAAAGTATTAGATGAGGAGTATAGTTCTATCAAAAAAAAGATAGAGATAACTGTTCAAGAGATGATGGGTGATAGACCATACAATATTGCAAGCCCCGAACAGTTATCTAAAATCATCCACTCTAGAGAAATTATAGATAAGAATGATTGGGCAGTTACTTTTGGCTTGGGTACTAGTGCAACAGGTGCAAAGAGAACTCCTGTCAAATATCCTGACCATACCTTTAGACAAATAATTGAGAAAAAAACTAAACCTGTGCAGTATGAGGCAGGTATAAAATGTAATACTTGTGATGGTGCGGGTGTCCGTAGAAAAATAAAAAAAGATGGGACTTATTTTCAACAAATTCACAAGTGTTCTGAATGTAAGGGAGATGGTGTTTTACTAACAGCTACAGAAAAAGTAGCAGGTTTTAATATACCCATAAGAACTCAAAAGAATATAAATTCTAATGGTGGTATAGTATCAGAGGCCAACTTACAATATATCGCCGATAGAAATACAGGAAGAGTAAAAGAGTTTTTGGAATACTTAATTAGATTTAGGCAAGTATCAAAATACTTATCTACTTTTGTTGAGGGTATAAAAACATATGTTAAAAACGATGACATGCTACACCCTCACTTTAGTCAAACTAATGTAGTGACAGGAAGGCTATCTTGTTCTGAACCTAACTTCCAAAATATACCAAGAGGTGATAAGCTACCTATTAAAAGAATAATACAATCCAGATTTGATAATGGAGAAATTATTGAAATGGATTTTGCACAATTAGAATTTAGAGTTGCTGCTTTTCTATCTCAAGATACTCAAGCTATCTCTGATATTTTAGAAGGTGTAGATGTTCACCAAAATACTGCTGATGTTATTGGCTGTGATAGACAAGAGGCAAAGGCACATACATTTAAACCTCTTTATGGTGGTTTTTCAGGAACTGATGAAGAGAAAAAATACTACGCATGGTTTAAGAAAAGATACAAAGGTATAACAGAATGGCAGACCAAAACAGAAGACACAGCCATAGCTACATCTTTCGTTACACTCCCTAGTGGTAGGCAATACTACTTTGAAGGAATAAAAAGAGGTACTTGGGGTGGTTCTAATTATTATACCCAAGTTAGAAATTATCCTGTTCAAGGATTTGCAACAGGTGATATAGTTCCTGCAGCTTGTATTGATATTTACAATGCAGTAAAAGGAATGAGAAGTAGATTAATAAACACTGTGCATGATTCTATTATTATAGATGCACATTCATCGGAGGTAGACCATGTCATAACTAAACTAAAGAAGGCTTGTGATGGTATCACACAATCTATTAATAAAAGATACAACATAGACTTTAATGTGCCACTTGACTATGAAATTAAAAAGGGGTACAATTGGCTAGACCTAAAACAAATATAGGAGTATATATATATGACTGAAAAAACAATCTTTGGAGACATGTCCGAAGAACAAATAAGAGCAGAGGCAGGTATGGGTACGAAAAGTGTACCTTCTTATATTGTGCAACTGCGAATAACAAACAACCACAAAGACAAAAATAATGATGATAAAATTACCCAACATCTTGGTAGCTACAATGTTTGGGATAAGGATACAGAACAATTTGTCTATGCAGATAAGATATCTTTTAGACCCTTCATGAAAAGACAACAGTACATGACATATGATAATAAGGAGAGAAAATTCTCTGCTGAGTCTATCTTAGTGTCATTTGGTGAAGAAGCTTTTGATACACTAGGCACTACTAAATGTGGTTATGTCACTACAAAAAATAGAGCAGACTTAACACCCGACCAAAAAGTAAGGGCAGAGAATACAAAGTTTTATAGAATTATGTATGGCTTAATGGATATTAAAGGTGAAAATTCAAAGGGAGATAAGATAACTCTGAAAGATTATCCTGTCCAATTAAAATATGCAGGTGGTAATGCTATTGTCATGAGTAACCTAGATTCTTTATTATCTAAAAAAGGGATACTGTGGTCTAACTCTGTAGCATTAACAACAGAAGAAAAGACTGTTGGAGGTAATACATTTTATAATATAAAGTTAGGTAAGATAACACCTCTTGATGTAACTGCTAATCTTTTAGAAGATAGTGATGATGGTAGAGCCTATCAATTATTTAAGAATGATATTGACGCTAAGAACGAGCAGGTTATGGAAAAATATCACGCTCATTTAAAAAAGTATGCTAATGATAGTGCATTAGTATCTAAAGTCACCAACGCTTGACAGAAGAAATACTAGATAAAATAAAACATTTATTGGTGCGGGCTGAAAACCAGTCCGTTCCTATAAGCGAAGAACTCATCGAACAGTTTGGAGAAGACTGTAAGAAAGCAATCCGAAAACAATTCAAAGAAAAAAGAGATACCTCCTTTAGAATTAGAATGTCAGGTATCGGTAAACCTCTCTGTCAATTACAAATGGAAAAATCTGGGGCCAAGAAGGAACCCATGCCCTACAATAATAAACTAAGATTTTTATTTGGGGATATGATAGAAGCATTAACAATGTTATTACTAAAAGCTTCTGGAACTGTAGTAGACAGTGAACAAAAACAAGTCACTAGAAAAAGTAAATACTTTGAGACAGGTCTCACAGGCACTTATGATGTAGAGATTGGTGGTAAAATTTATGATATTAAATCAGCTAGTGATTGGGCATACAAGAATAAGTTTGCTATGGGGTTTGAAGCAGTTGTAGATAAAGATGTTTTTGGATATAAGTCGCAAGGATATCTTTATGCAGATGCAGAGAATAAAAAGTTTGGTGGGTGGATTGTAGTTAATAAATCAACAGGAGAGATGTGTATAGTATCAGCACCAAAAAGTGATGCTAAACATAGGAAAGAAGCTTTGAAGTTAGCCGATGATAATATAAAAGCTTTGATGGAAAACAAACCTTTTGAGAGATGTTTTGATGATGTAGAAGAGAAGTATAGAAGTAAACTAACAGGTAATAGAGTGTTAAGTAGTGTCTGCGGGTTCTGTTCTTTCAAACAAGATTGTTGGGGAGATAAGATACAGCACTTACCTCAACAAGTATTTGATGATGAAGGAAGACCTCGTTCTAAAAGTCCTAGATATTATTGGTATACTCATGTAGCAACTAGAGGAAAAAACAATGACTAAAAAAAATGACACTACAGATGATAGTATGTTCATACTACTAAAGCCCCATAAGAAAGGTAAGTTTGCAGTAGGTGTAACTAGCGATTATGTTGCAGACACTTCTGAAAAAGAAATGTGTAAAATGGTTGCACTAGGAGTAGCACAACTTTTATTGGAAGACCCCGACCCTTTTTATGAGAGGGGTATAGAGATAGCCGCACAGCTAGATAATATGGATATAGCGGATGTATCAGAGTTTGTAAAAGAAAATGATGAAAGTAATATAGTAGATTTAACAAGATATTTAGATATTAAAAAGCTAAACTAGGAGAGCCATGAAACACAATTCTAATTTTAAATATGATTTGGAGTGGGGTAAACAGGGAGAAGCTGTTGTAGGTGAAATACAACAAGGTGAAAAGACTGAAGTAAAGTCTGAAAGAGATAAGTGGATTAAGACAGGCAACCACTATTGTGAATATCAAAGTAGAGGAAAAGAAAGTGGTGTCCGAAAAACTCAAGCAGAGTGGTGGACTATAAACTTTTATAGCGGCGATAGATTTTGTTTTAACATAACATTAAAAACAAAAGATTTAATATATATAATTGATAACAATAAGTTTAACAGTGTGCCTGGGGGAGATAACAATACCTCTTGGGGATACTTAGTCCCTATTATTAAGTTAATTGATTATAGTAATTATAAGGAGAAGATAAATGAAAACTGAAGATATACTAAAGAGTGCATCTAAATTAGTTTCTGGTGACAGAGCAAAAGCTTATGGAGATAAGAAGATACTCCATGATAAGATAGCTACGATGTGGTCTGCTTATACTGATTGTGAAATCAATGCAGAACAAGTGGCTATGATGATGGCTATACTAAAGATAGCTAGGACAACAACAGGAAGTAGTGCCGATAGTTATACTGATGGTGCTGCATACATTGCAATAGCAGGAGAAATACATGACCAAAAATGAAAAACCCCAAGAAAAGAATTATGTACTAAGTGAAGAGCAGAGAAATACTCTACTACAATACTTAGCAAATAAGCCTTTTATTGAGGTTCAAAAATATATTAATTTATTAGCGGGACTGACGGAAATCAATGACAACATCTCACCAAACTTCATTAAAAAGTAACGATGGTTTTCAGTTATATAGTTGTAGAGTTTCCTATTCCAGAGTGGATGGGAATTTTTATTGGGATGAGGAGACTTTAAATACTAAAGATTTAATAGACGTATTTAAAAAGAAGTATGGTACAAACGAACCTTACTCCCATGATAAAAAACTTTTAATACCTCTACCGCATATACTAAAAGCAGTAGTAGTTCATTTAAAAAATGAGTACGCCTACTCTTATAAAACAACCCAACAATTATTAGATAAATTAACTAGTTAGTTCTGCCATTCGAGAAGATAGTTCTTTGGCACGATTAGGGGTTTGCTTTGCCCAACGACTGTCGAGCATCTCTGTTGCGGCAACAGAATACGATTTACTTTTTAATGCAAGAATCATGTTCTTAAATTTAGATACACCATTAGCACCCATTTGAAAAATCATTTCACATAATATTCCTTGTGCTTTTATATGTATATTTAATTCATGTGTACTACATAGGTCTTTCATACTATCCCATGCTTTATTAAAATCCTTTTCAAATAGTAAGTCCCAACCTTCTTTGGTTGTAGGCACTACTTCTCCCTCTAAAATTTTATGACCATACCCACCTGTTAGGTGTCCCTCTGTACAAAAGTAGGGGTCTAGTCTATAACCCTCATGTTCTTTAACTCTATCCATTAGTTCTTTTTTAATTACATCTACCATACTATACTCCTATTTTTTAAATAACTTTGCAGCACCTTGTGCGCCCTTAATACCAAAACTTGCAGATATAGCAATGTATAATAAATTGTGATAATACGATGGTAAATCTTGTAAAGCGACAAAGCCTTTATGTATATGCTCTTGCCAAGGAGTAAAGACTAGCACGGCAGGTAAAAGTAGCACTACTAAACTTACCTCGTCTTTCCACGACCCTTTCATTTGGTCAACGGCACTAGCCTCCCACTTAACCTTACCTGCAATCTGTTGTTCTTTCAACGACTTCTGTGCTTTTATTTCCGTCAGTGCTAAGTCAGCTTTTGCTTTCTTAGTCGCTACAAATCCTTTAACTGTGTCCCCTACTATACTAGCAATGGGGCCTAATAACATATTTAACATACTTCCTCCTATTTAATATTTCTCAAGTTTAATACTTCTTCTGATTCTACAATTTCTGCAGGAGATATTCCTTCTAGTCTTCCTCCAAATATCATAGCCTGTTTTTGCATTTCTATAGCTATGTCTGCTACCTTTTCATCAAACTCTTGCATAGTTATTTTATTAGTGATAAGTTTTTTTTCTAAGTCCCTAACATCTTCATCTAATCCTTTCATAATATTTTGAAACTCTTTTTCTTTACCTATTGTTAAAGTATCCAATGTCCTATCCGTAATTTTAATACCAAATGCATTTAATATGGCTTGCCATTCAGGTTCTTTAACACTAAACGCTGATACATTTTCTACTCCTGGTCTTGCTCTGTTTATTCTAGCTGTTGAATAAGAGCCAGGTATAAAAGGAAAATTAGGAATTAATTTTGTTGCTATTCTAGTAGCTGCTGTTCCTAAATTTTGTATAGCATTAGTATGTCCTAGATGTGTATCATCCATTTTCTTTCTAAATAAATCTACCCCCGCTAGTCCGAACAACACATCTCCCCCTATTCCAAAACTAGGTTGTAAAGGTGCGGGAACCCCTGGTAATATGCCTTGTCCAAGTTCTAAAGTATCACCACCAGGAAATAATCTTCTAACATTTATATACTTTGATGCTCCATCCTTGCCTTTGAAGGGCAGCTTAATTTCATTAGCAGGAAGTATGGGTATTCCTAATATGTTTCCTGCCCTATCTTTTGGAAGAAGTTGTCTTTCTATTTCAGCGTCTCCTCCTCCCATAGTTTCTCCAACCTTATTTAAACCATACCCTAATGCTGCATACTTAGCATATTTCCAAGGTCTCAACACTGCAGTTTCAGCTAGTAAGGGAACTACTCTATAAGTAAATGCAAGAAAAGGAGTTGCTGAATTTCTTAAGTGATTTATTACAGGTGCGTCTATGTCATAATCTACAAATTGTTTTCTAGCAAACATGGCCGCATCACTAGCACTATATCCTTTTTGCATCCTATCAATAAAAGCATTTAATCTAAATATATGGTCTTCAACCCTATACCAATTTTCTAAAGTCCCTGTTATTTTATTTTTTCTAACTGCTTGATACACTTTTCCTGCTATATCAGTAGCGTTTCTCCATTCTGTTTTAGTAGCATCATATCTATAAGCATCTTTTACACTTTTAAAATCAAATGTTTTAAGTTCTCTAGCTATAAAGTCAGCATCAAACACACCAAATTTTTGTGCTAGATATACAGTAGATGATTTTGAAGGCTTGTTATTATTATGTTCAGCCAACATTTTAAAAGCCCTAGGTATGTTTTTAAAACTTACATCTCCCATGTCTGTAAAAAATAAATTACCAAATACGTTATTAACATGAACTGTTGGATTCCATGCAGTCTTTGAAACTTTCCAAATTCTATTAAACTTTTGATAGTATTTGTAAAAATCTTTACCTGATGTCTCCCTATATTTATTTGCATTTAACAAGTTTAAATATACTTCTTTCATAACATACTTACCACTTAATGAACCATATCTTTTTGTTTTAGTATCTACTATATTACTTTCTGGCATTTTATAGTAGCCACTTTTATTCATTTCATCTTCTGAAAGTCCTTTAAATCTTTTATCTAAAACGTACTTATCTCCTCTTTTTATGTATGCTGTTAGTTTAGGAGTTTTAAATATATCGTCATAAAATTTATACTGTGATATTGTAGAAGCCATATACTGACCTGTTAATTCTATAGCTGCGGCGGCATCCTCTATCTCATGTTTAGCTAATCTTTGAGCCTTGGTGTACTCCCATCTAATAACCTTTTTCTTTATTCCATCCTCTGTAATATCATCAAATACTTCCCAACCTCTATGTGGAATCATCTTATCCTCACCTTTACCACCTCTTATCATTACCCTAGTACCATCTTCATTAAAAGCTTTTTCTTTTTTATATACTTTATTGTACTCATCTAGAGTTACTTTTTTAACTATGCCTCTTGGTTTTAAATCATCACCAATTTTTGGTATGTCATCCACGTTGTCATATACTCTTCTAAGATAAGAGTTTATATTTTTTTGAAAGACTTCTTTATCTAGCAGACCAAAATCATGATACATTTGTCCATACTTTGTTATAATATCTCTAGCTTCTGTAGATAGATTCTTTATTTTTTTTGATTTTACTTTTACTAACTCTTCCCCTTCCAACATATTATATAATATTTTTCTCTCGTCCATATTTAGAAGTTTAGCTTTTTTTACTAAGTCAGCAAATTGGTCCGCAACAGTTCCACCTAGTCCTTGAGCTTGTTGTCTAAGCTTAGTAAATTCTCTAGGTAAATTATACTTATCTATTAATTGCCTGCCTAAATACTCTGTCCATGTCATACTTATTTCTTTACCTGCATCCTGCTCTGTTCCTGCTCTTCTAGTTACTATTCTTTCAGGGCCAAAACCAAAACCTTCTCTAGTCAATGCTCTAAATCCAAATAATCCAAACACAGCACCTGTCATCGCTCTTCCTAACCTAGAGGAAAAAGGGTCTGTAAAACTTATAATAGGTGCTTCATTATCTACATTAAAACCATATAAACCTCCTGCTGCTGATGTGGCACCTTGCCCTGTGGCAAGCTTTTGAAGTGTAGGTCTTCCTATTTTTTCTTGATAAGGCTGTGCTATATATTTATTAAAGAAATTTGAAGGCCCACCTAGATACATCCCTTTTCTAGGTAAGGTTTTTTTAACTATATCTAAGTCATCTTTTATTACAGTTTTTTGTATATCCATAGAGGGGTCCCCAATTTTATCATCGGGTCTTTCAAATACTGTCCTCTTTTTCTCTCTTTCTTGTACTATTTTATTACCTTTTTTAGTTCCTTCTACGGTTTTAGCCTTGCCTTCTAATTGAACTTTTGTCATTCCTTTCACATAAGTTTTTCTAGGATTGACATGTTTTAAATTAAATATTGTTCCTACAAATCCTTCAGGGTCTGGCTGACCAACTGGAGTTATAGACTTTTTACTACCTGTTACTTTTATTCCTAAATTCCTTATAGCACCAAAGGTAGGTGCTAATACACCACCACCTATAGCACTCAATCCTGCCTGTTCCCCTCTAGTTATTTTACCCTTGCCAATAATACTATCTTGCTCTTCATCAACATAACCTGCAGCACCTGCTATGGCCCCAGAGACCATGCCATATTTACCCATAGTGTATAATGTTTTTGCTTTACCGAATGGTATTAACCAAGAAGCAGGGTCTAGAATAGCACCTGCAAAATAAGCGGCCTTTACTAGGTTGCCGTTTTCACCTTGCATGGCATCTACTAGTTCTCTTTGTTCTCTAGCCATGTCTTTTTCATCAAATCCTAGCCCTGTTATTTGACTAACACCCCTAGTTGTATCTAATAATCCTAATTTAAAAGCAGTTCCTACCCCTACCTTTTTGTTTTTAGAATCTAAATCATTGTAGTTATAATCTTTTTGTTGTTTTTTATTTGTTTTATATTCTAGAACACTGTCACTACCATCGTCACTCATAGTAAAATAATTTCTTTTTGGAGTATTTAAAGTAGCGGATGGCTGCTTTAACTTTATTTTATTTTTTGGTGTAGTAAAATATACACTCATGATGAAACATCAGTCATGTCTTCTAGTATATTTAAAAATCCATTGTAATTAAAAAAATCTCCGTAGTTCTGATTAATAAAGTTTTGTTTTAATATATCCATTGCCAATGCATCCTCTGTAATTGTGTATCCTTGCCCTCTTAAGTCTCCCACCGCATCAGTTAACTTTTCCTTTACTGTAGAGACATCCTCTAGTCCTACCACATTCCCTAGCTCACTCATAAATTTATTATCTGTAAATGTATTAACTGTTTTAAATCTTCTTGACTCAAAGTACTTTTCAAAGGCCTTGTTAACAGTATCTTTTTGACTAAAATAATCTGGCCCTGCTGTATTCCAATCTACTACACCCGTTGTTCCTGAAGGTATTGCATCAAAGCCACCTTCTACAGGTACAGACTCTCTTAAATCTCTACCAGTAACAGAAGATAGTATACTATCTCTTTGAGGTTGGAATCTTTTATCCACCATATTTTGAACTTTTCCTACTAGAGTATTGGCTGTAGCTTCACCCATATTATTACTATTTACTAATCCTTTATTTACTTTTATCTGCTCTACTTCTTTATCATAATTAGACTGTACCATTTCAGAAAAATCACCATCTGTAAGTCTTGCTTTTTCTTCATCGGGTAGGTTACTAAAGTTATTTTTTAATATAGACAGTTGTTCTTCTCTTTCAGAGGGTGCTAAATCTTGTAGGCCTGCTAGATTATTTATATTGCCATAATAATTAAATAAGTATTTACCAAAAGCACCTCCTCCTGCATTGTCTGCTATTGCTATTGCTTTGTCATAATTATCAGATACAGTTTTAATCTCTTCTTGTACTTCATCTTTAGCTTTTTTTAAAGTTTCTAATCCTTCTTTACCAATCTGTTCAGCCTCATCAAATATACTAATGCCTTCTTTTACTGCGCCTGTAAAGAAAGCTGTCGGTTTAAAAAATCCCATTACTTATCTCCTTTATTTCTAGACATTAGTCCTTTAGGTTTTTCTTTTATAGCCTTTGATGCTTTTTTTATTTTATCATCTGAAGGTTTATAACCTCTTATACTGTATAAATTTTGTATCATATCTTCTGTTTCATTTTTTTTAGGCCTTGATAGTCTTAGCTTAGATATTCCTGCCGCTTTACCTATTTCAAATATCATCTTTTGAACTATCGGCGATAGAAGCACAGCAGCATCTACACTAAACGCACCTTCCACAAATCCCGAAAATACTATAACTCTTGTTACTGCTTCTACAGAAACACCCGCCTCTAACAATACAATAACTCTTTTTAAAGTATCTTTTTTATTTAACTCTTTCCATATATGAAGAGATGCATCATCTAACTTAGGAAATCTAGCAGGGTTTTCCCAAACATAGTTTTTAGGATTGTCTGTTAGTGATTGCCCTGGCACTGGTGTATCAAAAGGGTTTTGTTCTCTTTCCATTATGTATCCTTCCTACTAGAAAAAGCAGGTTGCTCTACTCTCTCAGCTAATTCTTTATATGCATTTGGTAGTATGGTATCCCATATTCGATTTAACTCTGCATAAGATATTGCTTCATTTGCTTTAACTTCCCCTGCTTCTTGAGGTGCTAGACTATCCCTTTTAAATCTATTAAAATCTATTCTACTTCTTACCTCACTGGCAGAACCATATACATTTCCTGTATTTTCTTGATTTTTATCCATTATACTTGATAGGGCTGTAGCACCTATAGATAATATTTGACCTAATCCTAATGACATCTTAACCTCCAATTACCTTATTAGAAAATATCTTCACGCCTAATTGACCTAGAAGACCATTTAATTCATTCTTACCTTGCTCATCTATCAAGGCTAATTCTGTTTCTCTTTCAAGAGCAGCGATAGCTATGTTATGCGCTCTTTCCTTTTGATTTTCTGCTGATGTATTAATCCATGATGCTTCATCTCTCCACTGTTGCCATAGTGCAGACAGTGCAAAGTTAGATATATTTAATAAGTTTTGTGCATCTGTTTGATTGGCTGCATTTATAGCGGCGGTATTTGCAGTATTAATACTTCTTCGCCATGTCACATTTGATTGGTCAATCAATCTTTGATTTTCTACATTAAACCTTTGTCTTTGGTCCTCTAACTGTGTATTAAACTGATTTATTGCTGCTTCTCTTTGAGCATTAGCTTCTGATACTGCTATTTCATTTTGTGCGTTTTGTGCTGATATTTTATTTTTCTCTGCTACAGCATATTGATTCATAGCATCTACTCTTTGTGCATTGTTAGTATTTATCTGTGTAGCTAGACTTGAAAAGAATTGGTCTGTTTGCTGTTGGCTTTGGGCATTAAACTGCAATGCAGCATTAGAAGCTGCTTGGTCTGATAACATTGATTGTTGTCTGAGTTGGATGTTTGTGAGATTAGTCTGTTGCCTGTTAGACAGATTAGCAGTATCCATTTGAAAGGATTGTTGAGCATTTAATACTGCTGATTGTTGTCTATTGTTTAAATTTTGGAATATGGCTTGTTGATAAAACTGCGCATCCTGTTGTGCTATAGGTATAGAAGCTTCTATTATACCTTGTGCTAGGGCCTCTGCTGCTATACTAGAAGAACTTAATCCTCTTTGTTGCATAGCTGCATCTACTAATCTTTTAGCACCTGATGCAAATGCAGGTATAGGTTTGCCCTCATCCACTGCAGTATTGATTGCATTTGATATATTGGCTAACTGACCTTGTACTGTAGCTTCAGGTGGTAGTGCTGTTAAATCTTGTTGTTGTGCAACCATAGGTGCAGATACTGTACCCTGTGCTGCAGTCATTTGAGGGGTAGTAGCCCCTGTTACAGCAGTGTACATAGGTGTATCAGCAGTTGTTTGCTGTGCTATAGTAGATGATGTGGGTATTGCTTGAGATGTTATAGTAGGAGCAGGTGTTGCAGTTGGGACTGCTGCAGCTTGTGTTCCTGTTAGTCCAGTTGCAGTTTGTAATGTTGCATCTGTTGGAGATTGTAAAGCAAGACCAGGCATTACGGATGCACCTGTTGGCAATGTTGGCTGTCTTAAAGAGGCTCCTACTTGTGCCTGTGCAAAATCAGATGGGTCTGTTAGTGTTTGCGTTGTTTGTGTATTTGTTGTTGTTGCAGGGGTGGTTATATTAGCATCCATAAAACTTTTATAAGATGCTTCATCCTCAAACTGTTGCTTTTGTTGTTCTGTTAAATCGTTATATGCTTTGTACGCCATTAATTATCTCCCATTAAATAAGATTCCATCCACATAATTTTTTCTTTTATTACTGCTATATCTTGTTGGATTTGTGTAACTGAATCAGCTTTTGCTTCTACTGCCTCTAATCTTTCAGACCACATACCCCAAGTCATTGCAAGACTTGCTAGTATAACTATGTATGGTAATATTATTTTTAAATCTATTTTCATTATTGCCCCTTCGCTGACATACCACTTAACGGGTTACTCAATGCTTTATTAATTTGTAATTCTAATTGTTCTTCTAGTAATTTCATCTCATTAATTAACTCTCTGGAATCTTCTTTCTGTCTATCTTCAACATCATTTACTATTTCAGTAATATGTCTTACATCTTGCTCGACAGCTCTCAAATCTGTTTTAAGGTCGTCTTTAAGTTCACGACTAACCTGACTTATTAAATCTATTTCACCTAATATAATTTCTAGTTCACTTTTTAAAGCGTCTAATTGTTGTGATACAAGTTCTACTTGTGACTTTGTTTGAGTTTCTAATAGAGCAATCTTCTTATCAAAACCCGAAAGGTCAGGGGATACGAATGAATTTATCTTTTCTTCCATATCAATATACCTTTTATAAGCCTCAAAGCAACCATAAAGTACACCACATGCTGTAGAAAGTGCCACTAAAACACCTAGCATTTTCCCTCCTTTGAAGGATATACCGCCTATGTTTACTTCTGCCATTGTGAATTTATCATATCATCTATTGTTTGTTGTTGTGCCATATCAAATAATACTCCGTAATTATCCTCTATTGTTTTATTTAAATACTGATTAACATTTGTATCTACTATCATTGATTGTGTGTCAAAAAAAGTTTTTGTATTGCCTAATATTTGCATCACAATTAAAGTTTTAGTTTGGGCAGCATCATCATATCTAGCTTTATCATCTATTTTTTTAACAATTTTAGTAGCTGCTTTTTCTTTTGCAGATGGTTCTTTTTTAGTAGGTTTATCTACAGGTTTTTCTTTTTGTTCTTTAGTTTCTTCCTGTTCAGAGGTATCACTATCTTCTGCAATAGGTTCTTCATTTGTTTTTTCATCAGGTTCTGTTGTTTCTTCTTCAGGTTGTTCATCTACAGTCTCTTCTAATTCTGTTGGTGTTTCTTTTACTTCCTCTAGTTGTGGTTTTTCTACCTCAGGTTCAGGCATTTCCATTTCAGGTTCAGGAATGTCTTCTACTGAAGCTATCATTTCAGGCTCTGGTAACTCTTCTAATTCCATTTGTATTTCAGCTTCTACTGTTTCTATATTAACAGGTATATCCATTTCCATGTCTGG